TGCAAGACGAGAAATTTAACTTTGATCCGCAGAAAGGCGTTGAGTACAGCGTAGGTCAGTGGCGCGGTGAAACAGGATTCCCGCTTGTCAGTTCTGCCTTTATGGCAAAGGAAGACAAGACCGTTGAGAACCTTGCCAAAGCCGCAGCCGTTGCCATGCTTACTGCCGGTTTAGCGCCGGGATTAGTTGGCGGAGCGCCTGCTGGCGGGGCTACTGCGGGCGGTGCTGCGGGTGGAGCAGGGGCAGGCGCTGGAGCAGCCGGAGCTGGTGCTGGAGCGGGGGCTGCTGGCGCGGCTGCTGGGGCGTTGCCAACGTTTACAGTTACCGCTGGTGGTGGATTAACAGCAGCTCAAGCGGCTGCAATTGGAGCTGGCGCTGCTGGTGCTTTAACAGGCGGTGCCGGAACAACGACAGCTGCGCCAACGCAACCAGCACCTACGGAGCCTTCTCCTCTTGAGGAAGTTGTTGTTACAGGAACGAAGCCTGTAGCAACTGCTGGTCCTTTAACCGGGGCTGTTGCAGCAGCTCCTGAATTTGTTGAGCCTCCTGTTAAGCCTCCAGTTGAACCACTTGAAGAGGTGGTCATTGAAACGACTAAACCAACTCAACCAGAGGTTGTTGCACCGCCTCTTGCACCACCTGTTGAAGCAACTCCTCCAGTTTCTTCACAGCCACCGCTAGAAGAAGTGGTCATTGAGACTACGAAGCCAACTCAACCAGAGGCTTTTCCGCCTCCCCTTTCGCCGCCACCTGTTGAGGTAACTCCTCCAACGACTCCGGAAGGGCCTTTAGAAGAAGTAGTTATTGAAACTACGAAGCCAACTAAGCCCGAAGTTCCGCCGGTTGTTGTTCCTCCGGGAACACCTTCCACTCCTGCTCCGGAAGGTCCGCTGGAAGAAGTAGTTATTGAGACTACTAAGCCGACTCAGCCGGAGGCTAAACCTCCTTTGTTTGTTCCTGAACCTCCTCTAATTGAAGTTAAACCAGAGGACATTCTTAAAGATTACAAGCCAACTGAGGTTAAGAAATCTCCGCTTGATCAAATCAAAGCACTTCTTGAAAATTTTCAAGATTTCCAAAAACTTCTTAAGTTGCTGGGCGGTCTTACCGCTGCGGCGTCTTCAGGAAAAGGCGGTCCTCCGACAACGGGCAAATTGCCAACTAGTTTTGGCGGCGCGTTACCGAAGTATGAGATTAAGCGAACTGCGCTTAAGCCGGATATTGACTACTACAAGTACGGCTACGGTCCTGAGGCAAGGTTTTTTTCGGACGTTTTTGTCCCGCCTTCGCCGCCTGAACCGCCGCAACTTCCGCCCTCTAAGCCACCGGATGAAGAGCCGGGCTTTGCCGCTGGCGGTCTGACGAGTTATGCCACGGGCGGCAGCAATAAGTCCCGGTACGTTGCCGGTCCCGGCTCTGGTCGAGATGACAAAATTCCGGCGTTGCTGAGCGATGGGGAATACGTGATTGATGCGGAGACTCTGGCCTTATTGGGCGACGGTTCTCCCAAAGAGGGGGCAAAACGGATGGATAAGTTCCGTGCTAATATCCGCAAGCACAAGGGTAACGCCCTCTCGCGTGGCCGGATTAGTCCAAACGCAAAAGCGCCTAGTAAGTATATGGGCGGAGGGTTGACCTAATGTCTGTAACTGATTTTCTTTTTGAAGGCCAAGCGCCAACGCCGACGACCTTAACTGGCACGGCCACCTCTCAACTTCCCGAGTGGTACAACGAGTACACCAAGAACATGCTTGGTCGTGCTCAGGCCATTGCAGACATCCCCTATTCCACCTACGGCGGTCCTAGAATCGCGGGTTTTACCCCGACTGAACAGACGGGAATGGCGGCTACTCAGAAGGCTGCGGGAACGTTTGAACCGTTCCTAGAAGGGGCCAAGATGGCGCTTGGGCGTGCAGGCGAAACGACCGGCATGGGTGCCGCAGCCCCCTATTTGCAAGCCGCTGGAACGACCTTTCCCGGGGCGGTTTCTCAATACATGAGTCCGTACACGCAGAATGTGGTTAACCGTATTGCGGACGTTGGCTTACGGCAGTTGCAAGAAAAGTTTCTTCCAGCAATTGGCGAAGAGTTCACCAAAGCCGGTCAGTTCGGCGGCTCGCGGATGGGAGAATTTGGTGCAAGGGCGCTGCGCGATGTGGGCGAGGCGGTGCTTAGCGAACAAGCTAAGGCGTTGGAGTCAGGTTACAAGACGGCTGCGGACATCTACGGTGCCGACGTAAGTCGCATGGCAGATCTTGCCCGCATCTCAGGCGGTCTGGGTGCGCAGGACATTCAGTCGCTTATGGGCCTTGCGGGTAAGTACGGCGAACTGGGTGGCACGGCTCAAGAACTGGGTCTGCGTGGTGCCGAGGCCGTTACAGGCGTGGGCGCTGCCGAGCGGCAGTTGCAGCAGCAGAATCTTGCGCTGGCTTATCAGGACTTCTTGCGTCAACAAGGTTACCCGGCGGAACAGGCAAAATTCTTGTCGGGCATGCTGGAAGGTGTGCGGTTGCCTGAAACCAAGATTGAACAGACACAGACGCTTCCAAGAGATTGGGAGTATGGTACGACTGGCGCTGGAAAAGTGATCGGCGGAATTAAAGATCTTAAAGATCTTTACGACCTCATCAAAAAGTTTGGGTGATTCACCATGGACGATAACGAACCGATCTCTGGTCTTGATGTTCTTCGTTCTTCACTAGGCAGCGCGATGGAAAGCGGCGGTCCTTTGGCATCGGTAATCCGTAGATCCATGGAAAAGGCTGGTGTTCCGGAAGAAATTTCCGTGGACTACGAGCCGTATCGTGCGCCTGAAAGAGAAATGCCTGCTCGTCAGACTCAGTACCGCGATGAGTTAATGCGTCAGTTACAAAGCACTACGGAAAAACTGCTCACGCCAAAGCCGGAGCCGAAGAATCTGCTTGAGGCATTGTCTCGTCGTTTTGTTATGCCGACCGGAAAGAGTGGTGATCTTCTTATTGCTCGTCAAGAACGAGCGGCGAAAGAAGAGGAAGAGGATTTAAAGCGTCGAGAGGCTATTCTTTCTATCCTTGATAAGCAGGCACGATTGGAGAGAGAGCAGGAGGAGGATCTTGCTCGGGCGCGTGCGGCTGAGGCGGAAGCGTCTACAAAAAAGTCTCCAACTAATATTCAAGAGCTTGAGTATCATATAAACGTAATTCAAAACCAAGATCAATTTCCTAAAGAAAAAGTTGAATTTTCTAAAGGTTGGCTTAAAAAACAAAATTACATTGCACCTCAAACTCCTGATAGAGCGCCAAGACCTTCTCAGTTTGATCGACTTGTTCAAGCGCGTCTTAGACAACAGCAAGGCACAGCAACTCCTGAAGATAAAATTATTATTGGCATTGCTGAAGGTAAAAAACTTACGCCAAAACAACAAACAAAAGATAGAGAAATATTAAACGCTAGAGAAAAAACTAAAAATTTAAATGAGCGAGAGTTAAGATCTCTTAAAATAAAAGCAAGAATAGACCCAAATGCTGAAGAAACTTTAAGGCTTTGGGAACTTGCTCAACGTTCTACATTTCAAGAAATGTTAGACGATATAAATGCTGAAACATCTTCAAATGTAATTGAAGAAGAAATGCCTTAATCGGGAGTTTTAAGAATGCCCGTCTACAATGTTACTGGTCCTGATGGGAAGTCTTATCGCGTAAAGGCAAAAGAAGGACAAACTCAGCAAGACGCTAACAGATACATTTTTGATAAATACTATCCTGAAGAAAAGGTTGATCTTGCTTCGGTGTCTAACCTTGCGAGAGTGGTTCCAAAACCTGCCGAAGATCAATCAAGAGTTGATTTGGCTTCGGTGTCTAATCTTGCGCGAGTTGTTCCGAAACCTGCTGAAACCAAACCAAAGTTTACTCCTGAGGTAAGAGCTAAACCCTCTGTTTTTGAGCAGGCTATTGAGCCAATTACCTCTTACCCAGAGGCTTTGCAAAAAGCGGCTGAAGAAAACTATCAGTTTGCTCAGGAGGGTGTTGCTCAGTTGCAAGAGCCGGGCTTTATGCCTAAGGTAAAAGGTGCTGGAAAGATTGCGCTTGGTCTGCTTGGCGCGGCTTCTGCTCCTGTTGAAGCAGCAATTGAAACCGTTGCTGCTAAACCACTTGAGCAGGCAACGGGAATCCCTGCCACGGGAACCGAAGTTGTTGCGGCCATGGCGCTTCCGTTTGGCAGTAAAGCCAAAGTCGTTAGAGAGGGCTCTAAAGAGTTCGCAGAAAGAACAGGCGTAGATGTCCTTGAGGCTACGGCTGCGGGACAAGCCGAGAAAGCTGCGCGTGAGCAAGTCATCAAATCAACCTTGGGTCCTACCGTAGAGGAGTTAAAGCCAAAAGGTATTGCTTCAAAACCAATTGAGGTTTATCAGAATCTTATTGGAAAGCCCGCTTTAGAGTTTATAAAACAAAGTCCAATATCTACCACAGCAGCTGCAACGACTGGCGTTCTTGGAATGGAAGCATTACCTGAAGATGCTCCTGTTCAAGATAAAGCTATGGCGTTTGCTCTTTCTGCCCTTGCTGGATTTGGAGCTTCAAAAGGCGGAAAAGAAATTGCTAAAAAGATTCCCGTTGGAAGTAGTGAAAACGTTGCTGATGCTTTTTCAAGAATGTTTATTGACAACTATGGTCTTCCTCAAGACTACTTGGATGTTAAGCAAAACGCCAAGATGTTTAGGAATCAAATGTCATCCGACTTTGTTGACCTTACTAAAGACGTAGCAAAACTTAGCGAAGAAGAGCGTCGATCCTTGTATTACATTTTGCAAGGAGAAGAGTTGCCTATAAAAACTCTTGCTAATCTTAGCGAAAAGGCTAGAGAAACCATTACTAAATACGGCCAAAAGATGGTAGATGTCGGGCTTCTTAGCCCAGAAACATTTGAGAAAAATGCTGCAACTTATTTGCGTCGCGAGTATAGAGAAAACTTAGCTCCTGAAGGCGTTCTCAACAGGGCTGCAAATAAATTGCGTCTTATTGGCTCAAGTTTAAAGCCTCGTGGAGTAATCATAGATGTTCCTAAGGAGAAGTTAGATCAATACGTTGCAGAAGGGTGGGAACGCTTTGGAGAAAGCAAAGGAGACAAGATAAGAATTCGTCGTCAACTTACTCCTGAAGAGCGAAAAGCCAAGGGAGAAATTGACGACGCTGCCTACGCTATATCTCGAACTGGTCAGTTGATGTCGAATGACATTGCTGCATACAAGATGTATGACGACATCTCTAAGATGGATGAGTTTGTCAGCGATCAACCCGTTGAAGGATGGGTTCAGATGTCTTCTGACAAAATCAGAAAGACTAACATTCCTAAGTACGGTAACTTGGCTGGAAAATATGTTTCTCCTGAGGTTGCTAACGATCTTAGGATGATGCAGCTTGGAAAAACAATTTCAAACTTTCCGGTATTTAAGCAATACCTTTCTGCTTTAAGAGCTTGGAAAGCAGGTAAGACTGCGCTTAATCCTGCGGTTCACATGAACAACGTCGTATCTAACTTTATGATTTACGACTTGTCAGGTTCTGATTGGAAGTCATTAGGCTTTGCGGCAAACGAACTTCGTAAAGGTAAAGATAGCGATCTTTATCAGCAGGCTGACAAGCTTGGCGTATTTGACGCTGGATTTTCTTCTCAAGAACTTGGGAGAGAGGGCAAGCAGGTTCTTGACGAACTAGAAAAATCTCGCCCTGCTGAAAATGTCCTTGACGCAGCTTTAAAAGTAGGCAACGCCGGTTGGGAAAAAACTGGAGGAAAGATCATTGATGCTTATCAAGGGGAAGATAGTATCTTCAGGTTTGGCATTTTTGTAGATCGTATTCGCGCTGGAATGTCTCCAGAAGACGCAGCCAAAGAAGCAAAAAAGTGGCTAATTGATTACGAAATCAATGCGCCTGCAATTAATTTTATGCGCAACACGACGCATCCGTTTATTGCGTATAGCTACCGCGCCATTCCGTTGCTGGCGGAATCTGCTCTTCTTCGGCCTTGGAAGTACGCGAAGTGGGCAGCGCTTGGCTACGGTTTAAATGAATACGGAGAGTACGAATCTCCGGGCAGAGACATTGAAGCCGAGCGGCGCATGCTCCCGGACTACTTAAAGGGCACGATGTTCGGTGTACCGGGCGCACCGGCAACGATGATCAAGTTGCCATCTAAAGCGCCTGAAGAAGTTGGACCAGAGGGTAAAGTTCCTCCTTCAATGTACCTTGATGTGCAACGCTTCTTACCTGCTGGAGATGTTTTTTCAACAACAGAAGCTGGAAAGCCCAGCATCCCGCTTCTTCCTAAATTTCTTCAGCCGGGTGGTCCAATCACTGACGCCGCTAATATTGCATGGCAAGGGCGTGATCCTTTCACTGGTCAAGATCTTCCGGGCCTTGGCATTGGCGAAACACCTTCAAAAGCTTTGCTTAATGATAGCCTTATTAAATTTAATGCTTTTTATAAGTCACTTCTTCCTAATCTGCCGGGGATTCCGGGAACTCCGGCAACGGAGAAATTTGAACGGGCCGCAGCAGATTCTGAAAGCGTTACTAGAACTAAATTAACTTTAGCTCAGGCTGCGCTTCAAACTTTTGGAATTAAAGTTACTCCGGTAGAAATTGAAAAGCTGGAGGCCCAGCAAATTTTTGCTATGGAGCGTGAAATTGACAAAGTTGAAAAAGACTTTTCTTCTAAATTAAGAAGATTTGAACAAAACTTAATTGATGAAAAAGAGTTGGATCAGCATTTAGATACTCTCTTAAAAAGAACTGAAAGCATATTTGAAAAGTACAATAAAAGAATTGAAGGTCCAAAGAAGGAGGAGCCAGAGGCTGAACCAGAAGTAAAGTCTGATGAAGCGCCCTCCGCTGATCAGCAGGAATCTCCTGATGTTATTCCTTTTACTGGCCCAGATGGACAGGTCTACAACGTCAAGATTAAGCCGGGGCAGACCGAAGCCGATGTCGAGAAGTACATTATGGGCAAGTACTATTCGGCTGAAAAAAAAGGTCAAGGCGGTCTAATCACCTCCGGCAATATTGACGTATCCAAACTGCCCGCTGTGCGTAATCCAGATGGTTCTTACAGCACGGTGCGGTCCATGGGTATTGAGATGGATGGCAAGTTCTATTTGATCCCAACCGTTATCAATGGCCGCGTAGTATCGGATGATGAGGCTATCAAGTTTTTTGAAAAGACCGGAAGACACCTTGGTATCTTTGGCAGTCAGGCTGATTCTGATGCTTACGCAAAACAACTTTCTGAAGCCGAAGCCAAAAGAATTGGTAAGGCCAAAGGCGGTCCTATCTACTCTCATGCCGAACAGGACTTGCTAAGACGCTACTCAAGCAGGTAGAGTCAAGCCCATGAAAAAGCGGGAGAAGTACATCCCCGTTCAGATAGAGGACGGGAAGTGGTACCGCATGAGGGGTTACACGCACACGGAGTGCTGTGACTGCGCTCTTGTACACAAGGAAGAGTTCCGCGTGGTAGACGGCCATATTGAATGGCGGGCTGTCAGAGACGACAAGGCCACGGAAAAACGCCGTAAGGAACTCGGCATCAAAATCACCAAGAAGTAATCATGCCCAAATACACAGACGATTCCGAGTTTATAGATGCTTGGAAACGGTTTAATAAAGCGAGCTTAATTGCCAAACACTTCAAGATGAATGTGAGATCCGTCTACGAAAGGCGACGGATAGTAGAGCAAAGGTACGGTATTTCTCTTGTAAGCGATCAAAAGAGCGTGCCTTCCAGTAGCATCAAAAACAAGATTGGGGACAGGCTCAACGAACTGGCCAAGATTCGGCAAGAGAAGTACGAAACCGAGATGTCTGATACGGTCACCGATGGCGTCGTGTTGATCGCCTCGGACTGTCATTATTGGCCCGGTATCGTGACCAAGGCGCATCAAGCCTTTTGTAAGTTAGCCAAGCAGCTTAGTCCGAAAATGGTGATCCTGAACGGGGACATCTTGGACGGCGCTCGCATCAGCCGCCATGCGCGGATCATGTGGGAAAAGCAGCCGCAGATGAAGGACGAGATCGCTGCCGTTCAAGACCGATGCGCAGAGATTGAGCGGGCTGCGGGTAAGGCCAAGTTGATCCGCACCATTGGTAACCACGATGCCCGGTTTGAGAACTACCTCTCCAGCCGCGTGGGCGAACTGGAAGAGATGACCGGCATGACCCTGCTCGACTATCTACCCCGCTGGCGTGCGGGATGGTGCGTGCATTTAAACAATCATACAGACGGTTGGACTACGATCCGGCATCGGCCTGTCGCGGGTGGCGTTCACTCGGCCTATAACAGCACCCTCAAGGCGGGCGTGTCCTACGTGCACGGGCACCTGCATAAGCTTCAGGTTACGCCTTGGGCGGATTACCGTGGCCGTAGATACGGTGTAGATACAGGCACCATGGCTGAGCCGTATGGTCCGCAATTCAACTACACCGAAGCCGGTCCCGTTAACTGGGCCTCGGGATTTGCTGTGCTGACGTTCCACAAGGGCAAGCTCTTGCAGCCGGAACTCTGTGTGGTTGAGCACGGTGATGCGTGGTTTAGAGGGGTCAAGTTGTAATGCGCTGCGAGTCGTGTAAGCACTTCATCAAGACGTATGAAGGCGAGGGGTGGTGTTCACATCCCAAGTATTCTGGAATCGTGTTGACCTCATTCAACCAAGAGATCTGCCGGGGCAACGGCTACGTCAGGGGAAGCGAACCAGTTCGGATTCCTCAGTCTGCTGCTGAAGAGACTCCACGTAAGCCGTAATGATGGCTTCGATGAACTCATCAAACTGATCCGGCGTGAACTTCATAAAGTCGTAGACTCCCGTGGCCTCAATGAAGTGACCAGCGGCAGCGACCGCATCGTTGATGGCGACGACTTCTCTTGGTGATTTGTCGATCATGTAGGCATCCATACATTTGATTGAACAGAAACGTGCTTTGGTCCGTTGGTAATCAACTGGCACGCGAGAGCGAGGGTCGTATATCCATCCCCGTTCTTCCCGATGGCAGATCGGGCATAAACCTAAACTCCGTGATTTCGGTGTACTTTCCATTCTTACGAACCTTGATTTCAGCAGGCTTCAGCAGCGAGTCAGACTGAGCGATGGCTTCGGCTGTGCTCTTCGGTAATATCCCGGGACCGGCCATTCGACGCTGCCACCATTTGCGTGCCCTCTCCTGCGGATACCCCCGGTGGTCAAAGCAGATCCACTCGCGGTAAGTAATCAGCCCAGAGCGGTACTCGACTCGCATGCTGTCGGGGCTACCGGGCTTTTCATGGCGGCGGTAGTACACCGCGTTGACCTTGACCCACTGCTCCGGAATCGCAGCCGCCATCACAGGTAGCGTCGAAGCCGTGCGGTCGATCTTGATTTCACGAGGAGGCCAGATGTACCCGCAGTCCATGCACTCCATCGCTGCCGCATGAACGATGCTCTTGCACTCGGGGCAGGTCTTGGTGGGGGCTTCTCCTGCCTCATCGCTACGTCGCGGCTTCTTGGGATTGATGCGGTCCACTGGCCCATGTCGGGCGACGTTGCCTGCGAAGTCCAGCACCAAGCAGTCCTGCTTCCCATCGTGGTTACGCATGCCACGGCCCATGATCTGTACGTAGAGTCCAACGGACTGAGTAGGCCGGAGCAGCGCAATCAGGTCCACAGACGGCGCGTTAAAGCCCGTGGTGAGTACGCCCATAGAGGCCAGCGCCTGAATGCGCCCCGCCTTGAAGTCCGCCACAATGCGATCACGCTCGGCTTTAGGGGTATCCCCAAAGATCGTCTCGCAGGTTATCCCGTGGCTACGGACGAGATCGGCAATGTGGGTCGCGTGGGATACGCCCGCACAGAAGAGCAGCCATGACTTACGCTGTTGCCCAAACGCCACAATCTCTTTAACGGCAGCGCGGTTCACATCGTCCTTGTCTACCGCCCGCTCCAGTTCTCCGGCCACAAACTCGCCGCCTCGGGTGCTGACCCCGGTGACATCCAGCCGGGTCTTGGGTTCCTTGGAGACGAGCTTGGTTAGGTAGCCCTGCTTGACCATATCGGCCAAAGAAGCCTCGTAGGAGATGTCCGTAAAGAGGGCATCCTTACCGGAGCAAAGCAGCCCGCTGTCCAAGCGATATGGTGTAGCCGTCAACCCAATCACCCGCATGTGAGGGTTCATCACCTTCAGGGTCTTAAGGAACTTTTGGTACATCGTATTGGTCTTACGCGGAATAAGATGCGCTTCGTCGATAAGACACAAATCGACCTTCGTAAACTTGGTCGCGTGTTTGTGCACCGACTGTATCCCAGAGAATACGATTGACGGCTCAAAGTCGCGTTGATTTAAACCGGCTGAGTTGATGCCCGCGTTGGCCTCGGACCACAGTCGTTTTAGCTCGTCGTAGTTTTGCCTGATCAGTTCCCGTACGTGGGTCACGACCACGATCTTGCAGTCGCCCCAGTTGGTTAGCACCTGTCTACAAAATTCAGCAATGACGAAACTCTTGCCGGTGCCGGTGGGCAGAACGATCAGCGGATTGCCATCGTACTCTTTGAAGTATTTAAACGTGTACTCAATGGCTTCGTTTTGATAGGGGCGTAAAGTAATCACGAGTTAAGTCCTGACCTTGGCATTTTTTTCAGTATGTATTGAGCAAGTTTCTGTACTTCAAGAAATTCAGAAGTAGAGTTGCTAAGAAGCATGGCGTGTGCGTACACATCCAGCGCCTTCAATACCAAATACATTTCCTCATTAGAGAATGTGAATTCATCATCGTCCTCTATGAGCAGCTCCGGTTTGTCCATTTGCTTCCATCGCTTAACGTGTATTCCACCCAGCCCTCACCGTAATCGGTCTGCTCACCCGGCACAAGATTAGGGTGAAAGAGATGGTCGTCGCAGTCTTTACGTTGCATAGAGTCGGTTAACAAGTGGTCATGCTTTTCGCACTTCCAAGTACCCTCTGGCAGCGGAGTTGAGTACATACAGGTTCGGCACGATTTCTGCGTCGGCATCTCGCTGTTATGGCAAAAACCATGGAACGAACAATACTTGCACTCATGCCATGCGGGGTCGCTTGAAACCTTGCTCGGCGGTCGTGATGCAAAAATGATGCGCTTGGCTTTGTCGATAAACTTCTGCGCGTCGCCTTCGGAGTACTCGGTGCGGATGCTTACGATGTCTCGCACACCGGGACTGCCTACAGTCATGTAATGACGCTCGGCTTTGAAGTAGTGCATATACACTTGAGCCTGAGCGTAGTAGACGTAATCCCACTCTCTGAGTGTGTTCTCTTCGCCCTTGCTGATCTTTAAAGCAGAGATCTTTTTAAACTTCTGCTCGTTAACAATCTTGCATTCCCATACGTGAAGTTTCTTGGGAGATTGCAAAAGACCAGTGATGAGTCCGTCACAGTTGCCACGGAAATGACCGCCGTGATCTTGGAAACTGTGCTGGACACCGGGTTCCTTTTCCGTGGAAAGATTCACTCCGGGTATGAGCCGCAGCCAATCTGCCAATACCTTTTCGCCCCGATGCCCATCTTCAATTCGTCTTAGGCCAGAGGCTTCAATAAAGCCCTTCTTGGCCCAGCGGAAACTTAACCACAGTTTACGCTCACAGTTTTCACCAATGCTAGAGGCACCGAGATATATGCGATCAGATCTAAACTGCGCTTTCTCCAAGGCAGCGTCTAATGCAAGCAATGTCGGGTCTTGTAAATTAGGTAATTTGACCATGATTTAAATCGGCATGACACCCCAGAGTGCGCTCAGCTGGGGGGAATTTAAATGACACCCTGAGGTGCCATGCCTACCTGTTACTTCTTATTCCGTTCCCAAGGCTTTGCAACGCTCGCAGCCGGAGCTGCGGGAGCCGGAGCAGTCGCGGTGGGGGCTGCGCTTGCCGGGAAGTACTTCGCAGTATTCTGCAAAGAACCATCCTTGCTTTCGGAAATTTTCAGCACAACCTTGATCGGCTTCATGTGAAGCTGCTCAGAGTCCTGAAGCGACACAATCCCAATGGCGTTGCAGATTGCAGAGAGTTGCCGATTGGCAATGTCTACTGCCTTCGCGTTGTCGTTGAAAAGATTGAGTCTCTCAAAGAACTTGCCACGAACGGGGCCGCTCAGGATGTCGAACTCCAACCAGAGATACTGGCCGGTGCCTGACTTGGTGGTGCGCATGTCGCTGTTCACGACTTGCATGGTGTATTCGCCCGCAGGTCGCGGCTCATAACCGCTTTGCTGTGGGGCAACTTCTGAAGCATTAAAGTTTAACTTTGCCATTTTACTCTCCTACGATTTGGCTCATTGAATTTCCGAGGGCTTCAGCAAACTTGCCGTAGTCCAGCGGTAGGGTGTCGGGCAGCGACCAACGAGACTTGGCTTGCCAGCCCGGACGTTCTTGGGTGTAAAGCACTCGGTTCCCCGTGCCGATGGCGCGAGTTACCTTTTGATTGAAGCCGACATCCGACTTCACTGTGCTGTACTGCTGATTGGCGAACATCATAATGTCGCACCACTCGCTCACCAGACTTGCGCTGCTGTGATGCAGGTCAAGCTGATAGCGGTCATACGGATCAGCAAGCGGGTCATCAAATCTGCGAACCTGCGAGTGTGCAAGCAAAATGATTTGCATGTTCTTGTCAGAACGCAGATGGTCAAACCCGTCAAGCAACTGTCTCCAGTAATCGGCAGCGGCTTTGTAGCCACGCCCATAACCGATGGCATCAATGGTCTTGACGTTGTTGTCTTGCGCAACACGCTTTTGGATGAGCTGCTCGGCCCAGTCTGCGCTATCTAGCACGACGGTTTGAAAGTCGTGACTCTCGCCAGCGAGAACGCCGATACACTCCAGAATGTCATCAAAACTTTGGCAGAGCGGGAACGCTGTTGCAGAGACAGCATCAAGGCCCTCTTCAGTCTGGATGAACACAGGCTCCGGGGCTTGCGCCGCGAAGGTTGATTTACCGATGCCGTGCGTGCCGTACAAAACAATACGCGGCGGACGAGCGGTGCCAGTCTTCTTGAGACTAGCAAGTGATATAGCCATGGTTAAACTCCTAATTCAATTTTTACGTAGGTTTTAGCGGGAACAACAGTGAGCGCACTGCTCAGGATTCGATAGAGCTGCGGTTCGTTGTTAGCGAGGTACTTGACCCCGGTCACATCGACTTCGCGGACTATCTTCACCGGGTGCATTGACGCTGGAATCTTCGATGCAACACTCGCATCAAATAGTTTCCAGTCGATCTTGCGGATGAGCTTGCCTTCAATGGTGATCTTGTAATCACCAACGGTGTGCTTCTGTTGCCCCTCTTCTTTGGAACCGAGGACAGCAATCAGTTCTTCTTCCAATTCAATCCGCTTTGCTTTGGCTTCAGACTCAGCCTGCTTCGCGGCCCAAAGATCATTTGCAATTTCAGTTTCATTTCGCATATTCACATCTCCTCATTGACTGGCTAGGCCAGTGAGACGGACGATACACCCCCTTGTGACGGAATGCAATAGGTGGCAAGATGTCACTCGTTAGGGGGCTAACGGAGGATGTAATGACCCTGAATGACTACTTAAAGCAAAGAAACTTGACACACGAGGAATTTGCTGAACTGCTAGGCTGCAACCGAACCACGGTCACCAAGTGGCTTGACGGTTCACGAGTCCCCTCTGCTCGCTGGGCGCAGATGATAGAGGTGCGCACCGAAGGGAAAGTCAAGGCGAAAGAGTTGCGTTTGCCGCCTTCTAGGGGCAGTGGACAAAGACTCTACGGCGTGATTGTGACCCGTGGCCTGACGATCCAGCAGGCAGCGCGTCTGATGAGCATGTCTCGCAACACTCTTGCGGCGTACATCAAAGATCAGTCAAAGCCCTCTCGTATGCACTTGGCTAAGATCCGCCACCACTTTGGAGTATCTGTATGATTGATATTGTTTTTCACGGCACACCGATTGGTAAAGCCCGTCCGCGCTTTGGTCGCGCCAAGAACGGCAACGTCGTAACCTACACGCCAACCAAGACCCGACAGTTTGAACGCGACTTTAGATCGCTCGCTCAAGTTGCGATGATTGGGAAGACCGTGTTAGAAGGTCCTGTCAAGGTTACGATCACGGCGTACTTCTCCCACAAGACCAAGACGGGATGGCACGTTTCCCGACCCGACCTTGACAACATTATCAAGGCAGTTCTCGACGCGCTGAACGGTATCGTCTTTGACGATGATGCTGCCGTGTGTGAACTTGTCGCTTCAAAAAAATACGACGACAACGAACGGGTTGAGGTTCAAGCAATCAATGTCTGAGGAATACATGTTTGAGTATGGTGCGAAGCTCGTTGACGCGGGCTACAGCATCATCCCGATCATGCCCGGGACCAAGCGGCCCGGACGGTTTGACGGTAATCAGTGGGCTGAGTTGCCACGATGGACCACGGTCAAAAGCATGCAGTCGCATGTGGACATCTGGAACAAGTGGCCCGGTTGCGGTATCGGCATCCTGACCGGCAACGTCGTTGCAATTGACATCGACGTATTGGATTCATCCGTCGCCATTGCGGTCGGTAACGTTTTCCAAGAGAAGCTCGGCAAGACAGAGTTCGTGCGTATCGGCAAATCCCCGAAGGCACTCTATCTCTATCGTACCGATGAGCCGTTCTCCAAAATCAGCATGCACCCCATTGAGGTGCTGGGTTTGGGCCAGCAGTTCGTGGCCTACTCGACGCACCCCGATACCAACAAGCCCTACCAATGGCCCTTCTCTGCGCCCCATGAGATGCCTTTGGAGGCGCTGCCCCTTGTGACCCGGGAGCAAGTATTGGAGGCGTGTGAAGCCGCCTATAAGGCGCTACCGCCCAATCTTCGGAGAACAAAACTCCAGACCTTTCTTCCCGACAAGGACGCCAAGACTTCCGCAGAGGGACTGACGGGGACACTGACCGCCGTACAGGATGCCCTCAAGTTTGTCCCGAATCCCGATCTCTCATGGGACGATTGGAACCGTATCGGCATGGCTGTCTACTGCGCCACCGAAGGCAAAGGTTTCATCGTGTTTGACCAATGGTCACAGGCTTCGGGCAAGTACAACCAACTCGAAACCCGCCAGCGGTGGGACCACTACAGCAAATCGCCGCCTTCCAAGATCGGAGCCGGGACACTGTACTACTACGCCCAGCAGAATGGCTGGGTTCCTGCGCCGCATTTAAATCTCAATCCCACCAAAGAGGTCCGGGTGGATCTCACGGGATTGATGGACCTTAAGAAACTTCCGCGTAGCACCAAGGCCAACTTCCCGCATGAATGGTTTGATAGCCCCTCACTCGTAGGCCGCGTGACACGCTGGATCTTGGCGACCGCCCAGCAACCGCAGCCGACCTTTGCGTTGATGAATACGCTCTGTATGTTCGGCGCACTCTTCGGGCGGCGGTATGCCATGACGCAACTCAACACGCGCTGCAATCTCTTTGCGATTGCGGTGGCCACACCGGGTGCAGGCAAGGACCACTCGCGCCAGCAGGTCAAGAAGATACTGGAAAACGCAGGACTCAAGGACTACATCTCTGGCGACCGCTTCTCATCTGGCGTTGCCATTCTGCGAACGCTCCACGACTTTCCCTCACGCATCTCTCACCTTGACGAGATGGGTTTGTACCTACAATCGCTCACCGGAAAGATGGCAGCGTCTCACCAAAAGGACATCATCAAGACCTTGCTTGAGGTCTACTCCAGCAGCAACGGCACCTATCACGGTCAAGAATACGCCGACAACAAAGATCGCAAACGCTTTGACATCAAGCAACCGAACTTCAACTTCTTCGGCACTACGACCCCTTCGTCGCTGACCAAGGCTCTTAACTTTGAGATGCTCGACAACGGCACCATGAGCCGCATCTTGCTTGTGCCGCCCTTTGAAGAATACCCCGACAGTCAGATCCCCGAAGCGGGGGAAAACCCACCCGAGGAAATTCTCAACGACGTAACCGACGCAGCCTCGGTCGTCCCAGCGGGCATTGGCAATCTCACTAACCTTCAGCACGTTGCATCGTCAGCCGTCGTGCCCGTAATGATCAAATGGGAAGACACCGCCTTTGACGAATACAACAAGCTCAAGGAATGGCAGATTGAGTGCGCCCGTCGCAAGGACTATCTCTGGGTACGCTTCTCAGAAATCGCACTCAAGATCGCCATGATTGAAGCCATTGCCCGTAACCCTGTCAGCCCCGTCGTGAGCTTCGACATCCTCAAGATGAGTGCAGAGTTGGCACGTTGGTCGTTTAACTTCACGGCAGAGCTACTCCACAAGGAAGTCGCGGAGAACGATATTGAAGCCGCGCACAAGAGAATCTTGAAACTTATCCGTGACTCGGGGAACGACGGCATGAGCAGCACTCAGCTTGCCAAGGCGTGCCAAGGATTGAAGGCACGGGACCGGAGCGAGTACCTTCAGACGCTATTGGAATCCGGCGACATCGTAGAAGAAATCATCAAGGCCAATGGCCCCGGGCGTGACCGCCGCGTGTACAAAAGTCGGAGATAAAAAAATGCCCCGAGGAGAAAATCTCAACCCGGGGCGAACTCCCTAACAGGAGATAGCACAATCAGACTGTATCCGAACGGCTACAGTTTCTCAAGTTCCTCCGCTGCCCGATTGGCATACCACGCCGCCTTACGCAAGTCCTGTGCGTACTTACCCTTCTTCGGGCGGCTCGCGTACTTGATGATGTTCCCCGCGCAATAGGCGACGAAGCCCTCCTTGCCAAGAGCCGCACGGATGTAGTCAATCGTCTCAATCCCTTCCTGCTGGTAATGAGCAGGATGATTGACCGGATCACTCATCGGCCTTCGCCTTCTTCTTGCGCTTCTTCCGCCGCGCCTCGACCATCTTCTTGTAGTGCTCGGGGCTACGTCGTTTCTTTTCACCTTTCGCTGCCTTGCCGCCCTTGCGGCCAATCTCAGCGAGGTATTCTTTAATCTGACTTTGCATTCAACTTTCCCTTTACTTCTAACAATTCTTTTCGTAGCCGTTCAATCTCATCGGCTGCGTCGTTTACGATCTGCCCAAACGGCAAGAACTCATTCTCGTTAATGATGATCTGGCATTCCCTGTCGATCAGCCGCAGGTCGTCAACGAGATCTCTGAGCTTCATCGGCTAACTCTTGCATCATTTTGACCTGCGCCTTGAGCGTCGTAATCTCTTGCTCAAGTATCGACGCCTCAGTCCACATGCTTCTTAGGCGCATCGTAGCCAATGCGTCCTGCACCCGCTTATTCTGTTCCTGCCCGTAGCCCCAAGGTGCCCGTTCCATTTCTTCTTTCCACGCCCCCGGAGGGGATATGTTATCGTACATAAAGCAACCCTCTTGTGTTAAGTTTTAGTCTCTGTCGATCAGTATCAAAAGCAAGTACAACAAAACAGCATCAATTAATTCACCGCCCAATAGCCACGATGCGGCAACGCATACCGCAGCCAACGCAACGGTCGGGAACCAACTCACGACCTGTTCTTCATCGTGTGTATCTCATAGGCTACAGCTTCAATCTGTGGCTTCCACGGCGCAATCACGTTGCCTCGGGGGAAGATCTTCACAGATGGATACCAAAGGCTATGACCCTCTGAGTCCTTGTTGCCCCAGTACCACAGCTTGTTCGCATCCATCAGCATGACGGGTACGCCGATGCCCCCGGCCATGTGAACCGTAGAACTGCTGATCGACACGATGACATCGCAAACGCTACAAAGCGCGGCAAGACCATCCAAGTCCTTCCAGTTGTCTACGCTTGACTGAAGGATCTTGATACCCGACTTCTCCTCAAAGTCTGCAATGTCCTGCTTCACATGACCGTATTGCAGATTGACAAAGCGGACACCCTCCATCGACAAGATCGGCAGCATGTCCGTCAGCGTCATGCTTTTGTGCGGACCAATCTTGATGGCCGCGCTGACCCAAGAGATGCCGACCACAAACTCGCCGTTCTTGATGCCAAGTTCTTTACGCAGTTCAACCACCCGCTCCGGGTCGGGCTTCAGAAAATTGCGCTTGGCATAAGTCGGGATGTCCCGCAGCTCGCCAATGAGCGATGCCCCAAGACTCGCAAAGGGAATCTGCGCATCGTGCTTGTCCGCCGGGACCTGCGAGTTGTTCGGGATGAACTCAATGTCCGGCATTGATCGCGAGAAAAGCGGAATCAATCGCGGCTCGACCATCGCTGTTACCTGCTCGGACAAAGCGCGAACAGCCGGGAGCAACGACGCATAGATCACTTGATCCCCGATGCCCTGCTCGCCCCAAACAAGGACGCTCTTGGCTCCGCTTGTCTTCGTCCACTCGGGCTTGTTCGTTGTCAGTCGCGGTGATTTAAATCGCTCGCTCTGCCACCGGGTGTGATAGTTCGGCCACCCCGTCTTGAAGTCGCCCATCTGTAGCGCAAGCAGCCCCAAGATCCAGTTGGAGTTCGGGTCGTCGGGTCTAAGTTCTTTCGCAGCCTTGAAGTCTTCCAGCGCCTTGTCCCATTGCCGCAGCTCCCAGTACGCCGCCCCACGCTGCATGTGCGACATGTGGTACTTCGGGTCAACCTTGAGGGCAGCGGTCTGATCCGCAATCGCTTCTTCGTACTTTTGCAGTTCGTTATGACACATGCCCCGGTTGTAAAAGTCTTCCGCTAACGTGTTATTGGCTTCGGTCAAGAGCGTGTAAGACTTAATCGCCTCGCGAAACCGGCCCATCGTTTGAAGGAGCTTCGCCTTGGCACGGTGCAGAATCCCACTCGTCGGATGCTTGGCGATGCCGTAGTTGCATAAGTCCAACGCATCGTCATACCGCTTGGCTTGAAAGCGTTTCTCAACTTCCGCAATGATTTCTTTCTTGGTCAATTTCATATCGTTGCCGCAATGCGGTTCCATTCGTTGGCGTATTCGACATTCTTATAGTCCATGAACCATGGACCGCCACGGGTGAAGTGCACCGCCTGTGGATTCGGGCAGTCGTTACTCGTGTACCAACCTTCTAGGTAATTCCAAGTGATGGGCAGGTCGCCAATCACATCGTCGGTCAGCCATTGGAACCGATGCAGGAACATACCAGTTTCCCTGTTCACGACCTCCGGAGTCAACGCCTTGACTTGTGGGTGCGCACAGTTGATAAGCATCATCGAAGACCAGTTCTTTCGGGGATATTGATGTTGCGGCTTGTTGTCCATTTTGACGGCCTCGGTAGGCCGATAGTCGTGCTTTACAAGCATGCACGCTTTTGTCCGGTCGGCGTGATCAAGCAGTCCCGCAACGTCCCCGCGAAACAAAAAATCGCAGTCTACAAAGACCGCCCAGCCGGTGTACCCCGCGAGATATGGAGTCAAGAAACGGCTGAATGAAAACTCAGTCGATGACATCGTATCCACAGGCCGCGTATACACCCGCTGCCCACGCAACTCGTACTGCTTGATCGGACGCACATCCGTCAAGATTGACGCATGCTTTTCAATGCTGCGCTTGCAGACTTGATACGCAATATCCTCGCGGCTGTCCCAGCCGACAAAGATCCGCAAGCCTTCGTCACTCATTATCAACCTCTGGCTCCTTCAGAAAGATCACGCTGCTATCAACGGTGTGCTCCTTGTACTTGTCAAGCACCCGCATGCAGTTCTCAATGGTCTGCTCACGAATGAGCACCGCTAACTTGCAAATGATCTGCGCATTATCCCTCGGCAGATTCGCCGGATGCCGGTCGTACGCCGCAGCCTGTCGCTCCACGAAGTCCCATTTAAATACATCGAGCTTGCCCGACTCACCAATCGTGCACCAAACTTCTTCCTCCTGCTTGGCTTCGGGCAGCTTCAGATAATCAAATTCTTCGCTCATCCTTGTCTCCTAAAACGAATTCAGAAACGCTTGCTTACGGGCGGCACCTTTGAAGTGCATGATGTGGGGGACATGCCCCTCGGGGGACTTGTCGGGCAAGCAAGCATAGTCGAGCTCCTGCATCTCGCCCACCATCTCGGGGTACAGGATCTGCGAATACACCTTGAGGGCTTCTTGATCGCCATACCATGACCGCAAGTTCCGGTTCATTAGCCCCATCAAAAGCGTCATGGCTTTCCACGCATGGTAGTTCTTGGTCACAGTCGCGCACCCAAGGTACGGGTACAACACCCCAAGCGGTATCCCGTCATACTGCTTAAACATCCCATCGCGCTGCTTGCCGTTGAACCCCGCGTCCCGATCAAACGAGCGGCGGCAAAAGATCACCTCGCGCTCTGCCAATAACGCAGCCGGGTTCACAGGCAACAAGAACAGCATGTCCGTATCAATGTACATCGCAGGGCGCGTGATCTTGGCTTCGGCAAACGCCCGTGTGCGCCAGTACATCATCTCCGATGCGTCACCCTTGCTGCGCTTGACCTCGTTGACCCCTTCAACATTGGGCGTCGCCTCGTCGGTACACATCACGACTTCCGCGCTCGGCATTACAGACTTCAGCGAATGCACCATCTTGGTCGGCATCGACAGGTCCGCGCCCACATGAAAGAACACAAATAGATTCATCATTACACCTTCAGAAAAAGTCCTTGGCCGGTCGGGAGTTCCAGAATATTCTCCGGCTTGTCCGATAAGAATTCCCGATGCGCTTCAGCCGATTGCCGATAACGCCGAAATCCAAAGTCATCAAACACCGCGACCGCGCCACGCTCCATCCGTGCGTACACCTCGGGGAATACATGCGCCTCGGCTTCGGCGTAATTTAAATCAATGTGCGCAAAGCAAATCCGATCCGGCAACGCAGCCGGAATAGTCTGAGTCACATCCCCCGCCACCACGACAGGGCGGTATGCCTTCAGCCGCTTCTCGACTACCGCTGCCAAGTCGGGGCCGTGCGATGCCTTGCGGGATTCCTCGGGCGCGTGATCAAAGAAGTCAAAGACGTAAAGGTTACGCCCCAGTACCTCGGGATTATTGTAGTTACAGAAAACCTTGGTCGTCTTGCCATCGTAACAACCAATGTCCACCACATCCCCGGCGACGTTTAAACCTTGGTTCAACGCCCAGCACAGGTTATAGATGCGCCACATGCGAGCGCGGAGGGTCGTGTCCTCGTTGAACTCGCTGAACGCTGCTTGAAACCGCTCGTCAGTCAGAAAGAACAGATTGCGAAACCATACCAAAAGATCATCGTGGAAGGTCGCGTGACCGTGAGCAGTATTGATCTGCAAGTCCTTGGCGATATGACTTACCGCAGCCGCAAAGGATTTAAACCGCTGCTCAGAATCAAAGAGAAGCTGGTAGTCCTTGTTCAAGAAGGCGGCGACGGGGAGGGTCACACCGGCACCTTGTAGTAGCTGATGACCAATTTAAATGCGTCCATGTGTCGCTTGATCTCGGCAAGATCCGTTGCCCTGTTGGTGTGAAAGAACATGATCTTGTTGTTCTTCTTGCGCTGCTTGTAAGACAGGTCAAGTCCCTTCAAAGCGTGCTGCAACTGAGCGAGCGTCACTTGCTCTGTGATGTCGGCGTCGATTTCAATTTTCATATTTCGTTTACCCACAATGCTTCTTGACTCACTTTGCCACCTCTTTTGCTTTCATTTGCTTTGATGTTCATAAAAGGTTTAAACGGTAGCCAAGTTGCTCCGACGTTTTCGCAAACCATGACTTGACCTTTACGTTCTCGACACCAATCACCCAAATTCTTAAAGTCATCTGGTTGTGTCGGATAGTGCTTCCCCGCTCCAATGTAAGGCGGGTCTATAAACCATGTTGCTTCTATGTCTGGTGCATCGGTGTAGTCGCCTTCAATGAACTGCCAATGGCGAATTCGATCCACTTGACTAGCAACGCGCTCTCGTCGTTCTTCGCTCCAAAACTGAGACATGACCTTTCCAGATCTCATCCAAGCAGAAGGAGATCGACACGGTGCCGTTGCTCCTTTGTTTAAATTCCACCCAATCAAATATCGCGCTTCTTCACAAACAGATAAGTCATCGACCGTCTGTCCCGCTTGGAGCAACGGCAGGTCACGAACTTCTTTTGCAGTTACGCGCAACAGGTATCGCCACGTTGCAGCCACTTTTGGATTTTTTTCCACAAGTATAATTTTCCTTTCTGAATACCGCAGTGCGTATCCCGCAGCCCCAGCAAACGGTTCTATGATCGTTTCGTGTATTGGATACGGATAATGTAATGCAGCACGGTATTTGCCTCCGTAGTAAGTCCAAAACGGTTTAATGCTCACACCAACGCCACCGCCAACGCCCACCCCGCTGCAAACATGATGATGCACAGAATGATCTCACCAATGGTGCGTTCGCCTTCTTGATGCTCAAACTCCAAGCGCATGCGCTCCTTCTCCTGCCGCAGCAGTTCAATTTGATCGTTTAAACGATCCACCATGTACTCTTTGTGGTTCACCAGTAGTCTCCATACTTGGCATTGGTCTGCTTGCCACGCGAGCAGCGGTAATTGGGCGGCGGAACCCATCGCCAATCCGCTTCAGCGAGATGGTGGCCGGTTAAAATTAAAAGTTTCTTGATAATCCATTTCACTGAGTTTTCGCTCCAGTAAGTAAATCTGCCGTTGCAACGCTACGATCTGCTCAACCAATCGCTGCCGGTCGGTCTTCGGCAACGCGGCATTGGCAACGCGCTCGTCAAAGTCAATCGGTACGTCTTGCTTCATCGACAAACTCTCCCAATCGCTTAATCAGCTTCCGCATCGCAAAGCTGCGCCGGTATCGCTCCATCTGCTCGGGCGTCACCTTCGAGCGGTAGTTCTGACTCCTCAGAAAAAAGCACCGCCCACGATGTTCCACCCCACAATCGGGGCAACGGGGCGAGGCTTTCGGAGCAAGGCCGTACTGCTCGCGGAAGTTCATTTAAATATCAACCTCGCAAAGTGATCGAACGCCGCCGCATATTGCAGGGTCGTTCTCTGCGCGGCCTTGGCCAGTTCCTGCTCCATCTCCTGCCGCGCCATCTGCTTCTCGTACTCCACAAACTCAGACATCGCCGCATCCAGTTCTTGAATCTGCTCGTCGGTCAAATCGGGCATTTCTTCGTGTGTCATGTGCTTCTCCTAATGCTTATTGTTAACAATCCGCTTGAGTCTATGCCGCTACATAGGGCAACGCAAGCCCCTCATTGAAAATCCGCAGCCGTGGGGGTACGCTAGAACCATGAGCATGAAAGCCGCCGATTTCGTTGGCCTCCTCTTTCTGGCACGGGATGTTGCCCACTCGGTGCATTTAAATACGCCCTCGTATGCCGTTCACAAAGCGACCCAGAAGTTCTACGAGGGGCTTCCAGACCTTGCCGACTCGTTCGCAGAGGCTTGGCAAGGACGGCACGGCCTCATGGGGCCGGTTACCTTGATGTCTGCCGACAAGAACCGCGACCTCGTGGAGTTTCTGGAAGATCAAGTCGAGCAAATTGGCAAGGGCCGCTTCGAGTTCTGTGACCCAGAAGAAACCGCCATCCAAAACATCATCGACGAGATCGTTTCTCATTACTTGAGTGCCTTATACAAGCTCAAGCACCTGTCGTAAGGTAGAAGGCTATTGCGCCGTTAGTCGAAAGAGAGTGTTCGGAAGGATGAGCGCGGTCGTGCATTGATCCCGCAGCCCAAAGCGGGCAAGCGTCTCCCGATCTGGCGGGTAAACCAAAATGTGCGAGAAGTGCGGCGTGAGCTTTTGCAAAAGAGAATAGTTCGCAACGCCCTTTTCCAGCCCCTCAAAGTCATCCAAGGCAAAAAAGGTATCGCGGTGCTTCAGCGTCTTGATTAACTCAATGTCCCCCTCGGGGAGCCGCCCGTCCAGAAAGAACAAATCAGGGGGGGTTTTTTTCAAAACCAAATCTTCAAGCATTTGAGTGCTGCTCTGGCGGGGGTAGCGGTAGACCACCGTAGGCGATGTGGTAAAGGCAGGGTCGTTCTCCACAGGAATATCGTTGTTCCAATCGCAGGTGTAGATCTCTGGCTCCTCCACGTTGGCAAGGGTCATGCCTTCGGAGAGCGCGTAGGTGGAGCGACCGATATACGTTCCCACCTCCACCACCGTCTTGGGCTTAAAGTAGTAGGCCGTAGCCGTCAAAGCCCAGATGGACGAGACAGAGATACTGCCCGTGGGATTCTCGGCCTTGGCCTCCAAGCGGCCCAAGTCATGCGCCATCGCCGTAATCTCGGGACGGACGTACTCCACCATCTGCGCGTTTTCAAAGATGCGCTGCCAGATCATCTGCGACAGGGCCTGTCGGTTTAAATTGAGCGGGTTCACAAGTGCCTCCGAAAGATAAAGACCAAAGCGGCAAAGAGGATGAGCAGGAACGCCATGTTTGCGGCGATCTCGTAGTCGGTGGGGGTCATTCGTCCTCTCCTATTCCGTTAAAAACCGCCCCAAGAGCTTCAGCTAACTTTTCGCAATCCTTCGTCGGCATTTTGAAAAGTGTTGTTTTTTTCGTTGAATAAACAATTTCAATTTCTTCAAACGAATCCCAAATTTCGTCGCAAAACTTATGCAGCTCTTGGCAGTCCTCTTGTAGTTCTTTGTATTCCTCTGTGTCTTCCACGCAGAAATTTTCTGAACGCTCGGTCATGCCTTGGCCCTCTTGCGGGGCTTCGCGCTGCCGTCAATCGTTTCGAGCAGTCTGAGCGCGTCCTTCTTGATGAGCTTCTCCGCGCCAGTTTGCAAAGGTTTCGGAAGTGCGCGAATGATCGACTCGGCAAGTGAAGTCAGAAAGAAAGAGGCATCGTCACGGTTGGTGACAATCGCAGCCGTCGTCAGCAACGCAGCCACTTTGATGTCATTGTCAAGCGAGAGAACGTCGGGGGCGGGTTTGCGGTCGGTGACTTTGCGCTTTTTCATGCGGCTTCCTCCACGCGCAGGGTTTCTTCTTCGTAATCTTCAAGGTCATCAGTCAGATCGACGGTAAAATCTTCGTGCGCTAAAACATAGGCGGTATCCTCATCCTCCGCTTCAACGCGCAAAGTCTTTACCACCGTCGCTCGAATCGTTACGTTGTAGGCTTTCATGCGGCCTCTTGCGGGAAATCCGCGTCAATGGTTTGCAGTTGGTACTCGTAAGCCCAATGCCCATTGTTCAAGTCATAAACAGGCTTGCCGTTCTTCTCGCCGTTGCCGGTAATGGTGGCCGCGACAGGTGGGCGGGTGCCCCAACCTCCAGACCACATGACTCGTTGTCCAATCTCGTATTGGTAGTGCATCTCATGTCTCCTGTTGTTTAAATGTCGGCTCCGTAGCCGGTATCGGTTCAACCGTTGCCCCTTCGGGTAGCGGGCGTGTGGTGTCGTTGCAGTAGGCGATCAAATCGGAGAGGCGCTTTGTGAGCTTGGCCTCGTCCTTGGTCGGCTTGCGGGTGGGCTTGCGCTCAAAGCGCGGCGGGGGGATGAGTTCCATTTAAATCTCCTCCCCGTTCTCATCGACCTCGGCGTAGTTGGTGTTCTCGCAGTAAGGACAGACGTTGCCCTCAAAGAGCGTCACCCATTGACGACCGATGCCGTAGTCGATGATTTCTCTCTCGACAATGTGCTTTGGCTCGTCGAATTGGCGGGAGCAGTTTGAACATTTGTACATTGTGCTATCTCCGTTGCGGTGGTCCTGGCCTGGGTCAGTCCCGCAGCCGGACGTTGTGTTTAGCGAAAAAAACCTCGCCCCGATCACACTCAACCAAGTACCGCTTGGCAGTCTCCCGAATGATTGTTCCGGCTACCCAACAGTCCGGCGACCATGTGTAGCGAACCCAAACTTTCGTTCCCTTGGTGAGTGTGTTCGTTGTGTTCATGGGTCTAGTATAGCAAGCCGCTTGAGTTAGTCAAGCATCATCGAAATCGTTTAAACCTTTGGAGAGTAGGGGCGGGGTTGGAAGTCCCCCGCCGCCGTGGGTTAGGCCGCTTCGGTTTTCTGCGACTCCGCGACATCTGCCAGTAATTGCTCAATGAACTTGACGCAATCGGGGTGGCTCGTGATCGCCTTGGGCGTCACACTAAACATCCCAACGGGGGCGGGTTCTGCACCCTCATCCCATTGAATACCGCCAAACTCACCTGCTCTTACCGCGCCGTTTTTGCCGTAGACGCACATAACGGTGACTTTCTTGTCGTTGCCGTAGCCGTTCTCGTCGGCAGCGTTTCGGATTGCGGTCATAGGGTCAGTCGCCTTTGCCCATGCACCGTATTGACCCGCCGTCACCGCCAAGAACGTAAAGCCGTTCGACAAGACATGATCGAGCTTTGCCATGTGTGCTATCTCCTTAGGTTGTTATAGAACCCTTGCCGCTAGGGGTCGGGATAGGCCATCAGCCTATGTATTCATTTTAGCAAGCCGGTTGCGTTAGTCAATAGCAAAATGACCGCAGGATGGTCGTCGATGCAGATTGTCACGTTGTATTTACACCACATCGTGTTGTTTAAACGCAACAACCTGCATTGAGCGGTGGATGCAAACTAAAAAGGCAAGTTCAGCCTTTGCTTCATCTCCAGATCGTTTAAACGCTTTTCAATCGCGCTCAGACGATCCGTAATCTCAACTATTTGTTGGGGCAGGAAGTCTTTTGCAGAGCGCGAATATCCCAGAGGGACAGGCGTTCCCCTTGGAATTGAGATTCTGCCGTGAACGCTGCCGATCAAATTACCGTTGCGGATATTCCCCGCAATCGCAGCGCGACAACTCGTGAGTGAACACTTGATCCGCGCATTCTTCGAGCCGTAAACAAAAATCTCATTGGCAGAGGCCGTGCCACCTAAATCCCGCACAATCTCAACGTAGATGTTTGGCCTTCCTCGTGCGCTCATCGTACGCCCTCCAACTGTTCGCGCAGCCTCTTGTTTTCTTCCTCCAACTTGCCGACCTTTGTTTCCAACACGCGAATCTTGATCGTCAGCTCGCTAATCGGGTCAAACCCAAGGCGCGTGGCCTCGTACTTACCGTTGACCTTTTTTGCTCTGCCGTGAGCCACTTGACGGTCGAGCGAGAGACGGCACGATCCCCGATCCCCCTTTACGGCCTCGCCAAACATCTCCCGCGCTTTGTCGTGGATCTCTCTGACCGTTGCCAATGAATCGAACTGAAGTAAGGCTTCCAAGTAATAAGACGTATTCGCCACGTTTAAATCCTCCGAGGTAGTAAACAGTCAGCGGCAAGGATACAGAGACAAAAATTCATTGTCAAACTTTGATTGCTAAATTTGCTTTGCTTTTTACGATGAATTCTTGCTTTCGTTCATATTTCTTGCTTTTGGGCCTTTTGCATGATCGACGCATTCGTATGTCCTCGTAATTTAAATTGAAATTTAGAAAAATTTTTTCTCACCTTTCAAATTCTTTCTTGCATACGATATACACACAAACTCACTCAAAAGTGTTGCTACGCCGCCACAGAGGGAGGCACACACTCTCTCTTGTAGAAAGATATATAATAAAAAAATATAATCTTTATAAGAGAGGGGCTGTTTTTGAAATCAAGGGGTTACGAGCGCAAATATGAGATGATAAATTTCATTTGCCCCCTTTTGAACTTTTGAAATAATTTGCAGGATAGTAAACGAATGATATGATGCCCCTAGTTCGGGTGGGTGATCACCCCTAGGCTACGGGCTAACACGATGGAGCGCGTAAAGATGACGGAGAAGGCGAGAGAGGC